ATCCTTACGTTGGGTATCAGGCATCACCTGGAGAGCGTAATAGAGAGAAGTTTGTGGTGAGTCAAGCCATTGTTCAACAAAGGCTTCGTCATAAACAACAACATCACTCCAAGAGTTATAGGAATAACCGTGGAAGAGTCCTGTCTTGTCCAAAGCCAGCACAATCCCATCCACAACCTTTTGATAAGCAGCCCAACCAACATCAGCGGCAATCTCTACATTGGGGCCGTAGTCAAAAGACTGAACACCAAAGGTGGAACTATCACGATCTACTTGCCGAGAGATCGGTGGAGCAATCTCCGGGGTGGTGGTGTAACCATCAAGGTCCGTATAGCGGTAAGAGCAGGAAGCCGTAGGGGCAATAGCAAATGCTCGCTCCATACCATTGACACGAGCTACCTGGGCAGCTGCCTCAATACCACGCAAAAGCTTCAAAGCAATCACATGAGCAGAAGTCCTCTCGAATGGTTCATTTAACAGAACCTGGCTCAGTGCATCACCAAAGGCTTGATAGGAAACCCCATGTCTGCCCAAGAGGTTGGCAAGTCCAAGCATCCCAAGTCCAACTTGACGATCCTTATCTGGGGTTAGGTATTCTCCTGATTCACCAACACCTGTCTTACTATGGAGAGCACACAGCTCGGACATACCAGCAACAAAAGCTGGCTCGATGTCTTCGATGTTACAGGCACCAAGATTGACGTGTTGAAGTAGGCAAGTTCCTCGTGAGGGCAGGTAAACCTCAAGGCAGACGTTTCCGTAGATTCGTTTTCCATGTTTATCTACCTTGGACTTATTAAGCCAAATGTCACCCTTACGGATTCCATCAAGGATTGCAGCTTTCACATCGGGGGTGGTTTGACCCCACTTATGAGTAGTAAGGTTGACACAGCGTTTTACCCAAGGCAGCTCAGAACGGCTGGCAGTAACAAACTCATAAATGTCTGGATGATCAATATCAAGGTGACACACCACAGCACCGTTTTTATAAACACCACCCCTACGAAGGATCTCGTTTAGCGTTGAGTAAATCTTTGCAAACGAGACTGGGCCAGAAGCAACCAAGCCTTTGCCATTCTCAACTCCCTTGCCTCTGAGTTTGGATAGGTGGACTGCCACTCCTGCTCCATACCGGAGAGCGTGACTAACAAATCTCCAACTTGCTTCAATTCCATTTGCGCCTTCCATCTCATCTTCCACCACAAATACGGTGCAAGAAACAGGGAGGCGAGACGTTGGGTCGTCAATCCAATTTTGAACACGGCCAGTACGGGCAATCTTTTCTTTACTCATTAGACAAGATCAATAAGAGTTGGTGGTTTGTAATTAGGGCCTTTGAGGATCTTTCCGTCTTCCCTCTTCAATGGCTTCCCATCTACAAGTTTGGACATATTGCTATCCATCACCCTGTTGTAAGCAACATCAAGATCCCATCCAAGACATTCAGCCATCTGGAAACAAACAACCAAAAGATCAGTCAGTTCCTTCAAGACATGTTCTTTATGACTTTGACTTCCAGGAGCAGTAGCACAACTTTTAACAGCAGCCACTAGCTCCCTGTATTCCTCACTAATAAGCTTGAGCTGAAACTCAGCAGCATCAATGGTGTAGGAATCCAAGGGTTGATCCATTGCCTTGCGAAATATCCGAGCAAGGTCTCGATAATTAGATGCCATGTTGAGATTCTGCATTAGAAGAGAAATAAATGGCTTTGTCTAGATAGGCCTTTGCCTTAAGAAGATCATCAATCTCAGGTTCCCCAGGCTTAGAGCCTGAGCGGCATACATACTTAATGATGTTACCTTTAAGATAATCAAGCCCTTGATCTTTGATAAAGTCCCAAACCTCAATGGATCCTTTTTGGTAATGACTAGGGCTGTACTTTGTCATGTTGTTCATTGGGCCAGTGCTTAAGCAAGTTTGTAATGGTGTTAGACAAAGCAAAGTTTTGACGTTGCAATGCAAGTAAGAGTGTTTGAAGATCCTTATGGTTTGCCTTGGGGATCAAGTCTTCAATGCGTCGGAGCTTGAATGATTGCTCCATCGTCATCTCAATTACTGGAGGCGGGGGTCCAAAGGATTGGTTGTTCGTTGTCATAATCAAATTCACCGGGTCTAAGGATTCGAGCAAGGCGAGCATTCCTGATGGCGTCTGCCTCAGTTAGGCCAGCCCGTTCGTAAGCACCAACAATGAGATCCCACGTCTCTCCCTTTTCGGAAAGAACCTTCTCAGCAGACTTAGGCCCAATTCCTGGCACACCCTTGTACCCATCCACAGCATCACCTGTGAGGCATTGGATATGGAACCAGTGATCAGCCTCCTCTACTGTGATGGTTGTTTCTTGATTGCCGTCATACAAACGACAAGCAAGTGACTTCATATCCTTATCAGGACTAACAACAATAAAGTTACCGTCCTGATGATGACAATCCAATCCGATTAGATCGTCTGCTTCCAAACAATCTATGCGTTTACACTGGTATGTAGTAAACGCATAATTAAGAAGACGCTTGTAGCCTGCTGGCTTACGCTTGGTACGGTTGCCTTTGTATTCAGGATCAACCTCCTTACGAAAGTTATTGGATCCAGTAAAGTAAAGGACAACATCCTCTGTTTCAAAGCGTTGCTTAAGGTCAGTCAGTTGACGCTCAAACATCCTGACAACCAAAGGAAAGTTACTGGTGATAATGATTACATCATCTCCAAAATCAAGCTCCTCTTCTGCCATCTGACAACTACGATAGGCGTAGAAATCAGCATCTATTCTGAGCTGTGGTGGTGAATACATTAGTTAATAAGATAGCGTAAAGCAGCGATAAGTGTTCCCGGATCATCATTTAATCTCCCCAGGCCCAGGTTGCAACCATTGCAGATATATCCCCTAAAGGTAGAGGAGAAATGACAATGATCCAATACCCAAGTATCAGTAAAGGTTTTACAAATTGGGCACTCACCGGGGGGTGGAGATGGGTGGGCTCCCCGTAACCAAGCACGTACATTGGCCAATGCTTTAGTACAAGTCTTACAAGTGTTCTTTCTTCCTGCTTTGGAAGTAGAAAAGTAGGGGAACTCTTCTAATTCAAGAACTTGCCTACAAGACCTGCATTCCTTAGTGAACGTCTTTCCAGGAGTTTCCGACTTTTGGCTCTGCTGCCATTGGGACTCTGAGTTTGTAGAACTCCCCTGCTTCGACGATGCTGAGTTCAAGCAGTCGTTTGACTGTATCAACTCTAGAAGGCTCAACTGACAAGCCCCAGGAATCATGTATGAAGGCAAGGAAGGTAAAGTCTTCCCCGTACTTGAATTGAAAGTCATTTATAAGGTGTTGAAATAGAATCAAACCCCACCGTTTACAAACGGTTGCACCTGAGCTTTGGAGTAAATAGTTCAATCCAACATGCCCCTTCCCTTGTAGACGTATAGGACGCCCATCAAGTCCATTTAGAACATCCGACGCGGCTCTAACCTTGATCGCTTCTGTGAGCTGTTCAAGGCCTGGGATGGCATCAAGGAATGCATTACGGAGTTCCTTACCTTTCTTCTTAGCCTTAGGGGGATCCAAGGTTTGGTTATAGGTAAGGCCGAGTTTGGTATCGGATCCGCCATAAATGAAACAATAGGTAAGAGACTTGACCTGTGTACGGGTAACACCAACACGGTCAGCGTTCTGTTGGTGAATATCACCATTAACAACCACATCAGCAAAGGAACCACCGTCATAGGCACTTAGGTAGTGTCCAAGCATCCGAAGCTCTAGACCAGAAGCATCTGCATCAACCCAGAGTTGGCCTTCATGTGGAAGGAACAAAGCCCTACAGCGTGGGTCGGAACTGACCTGACTGACATTGGGGTTTCGGTGGGCGTTTCTTCCTGTGTTAGTGGCAAGCTGACAGGAGTGGTGAATGAACCCATCCTTAGTCACTTGCTTTAACCACGCCCCATTGCCATCACTTAGCTGACCTAAAGCCTTTTGTAGCTCAAGGATCCGAGCAAAGATCAAAGCCTCCTCAGTCCCTAAGGTTTTGAGAACAGCTTCATCAATCTTGGGAGTACCAGTGTCTGTAAACTCCGTAGGGGTCCAATTACGCCAGTTCTTAAAAGCCCAAGCAATGTGGAAGCGGCTTGTGGGATTGAACTCTTTAAGCTTGCAGAAAGTAGCACCATTGATATAGTGTCTAGTCTTGTTGTTCCTTTGCGGTGTAAATTCACCACCATCCACGTAAGGGAAGGTTGCAAGCATCTGATCAGACAACTCCTCTAACTCTGTTCTGAGAGTTGATTCAAGTTGCTGGGCTTGCTTCACATCAAAGCGAATACCAGACTCCTCCTGTAAGGCCATGATTCTGGCCACCCCATGTTCCAGTTCAATAGCAGAGGGGTACTTCTCAAGAGCAGGAAGGAAGTGCTCCCGCAGCTTCAGGTTTACCTCAGTGTCCTGTACACAGTAATCTTCTAACTCCTGACTCCAATCAGCCCAATCCGTAGTCTTACCAAACTCTGACTTGTACTCAGAGAGACGATAACCCCAGGCCTCAAGGGAATGCCTACCAAAAAGCTTGGCGGGCATCTGTGATGGCTTACTCCTAAGATCACGATTAAGAATGTCTGAGTACAACATCCGGCTCATGATCATCGTGTCGTAACACGTAGCTTTCGGGGAAAACCAAGGAAATACCTGACGAATTGCAGGAATGTCATAGTTGCATATATTATGCCCCCATAACTCATCTGCGTCGTCTAATAGTGTGATTGCCTGAGAGATTGGAGGTTTAGTCCCCTGATCGTTGTAGACCAGGAGCTGTCCTGTTTCCAAACAACGAATGACAATACAATGAATAGTAGTGATGTCCCTGAGCAGGCCATCAGTTTCAATGTCAAACAGTAGTTTCAATTCCAGTGCCTCACAACGCCAGCAATGATGAACATGTTTGTGATTAGATAGAAAGCCTCTAAGAAAAGGCGTTCTTTCCTACTCATTCTTCGTTCGCTCCATTAAGGAAACGAGCAACCTTGCTAAGAAAAGCTGCTGGTAAGTTCTTGCTTCCCTTAAAGCGATTGATCTCAGACCCATCAGGACGTACCAGCACGAGCGTTGGGGTTACATCAATGCTGTACTCCCTTGCAAGCGAAGTCCTTAGGCCCTCATCATCTTTGTAAGGGATAACCTTGAGATGCTCTGATTGATCAAAGGCATCTCGTAAAGCCTGCTTAGTCCTGCTGCAAGGTTCACAGCGATCCTGAACAAACAAAAGGCCTTCAAAACTCATAGTCATTAGCAGCTGTTGTAGTTGTGGAATTAGAAGAAGATTCGACCATCCGTCCAGTGATCTCTACATATTCAAGTTCACCGGCTGGTCCTGTCTTGCCGTTGTATCGGTTTTTTAGAACAACCAACTTTGCGTGATTCTCGCCAGAGGAGATGTTTCTCTGTAGAGCGATAACCATGTCAGATAACTGGACAATGGAATGGGAACCACGCAAATGCCCAAGGGAGATTTGGGCTCCGTCTTCATGTCCTTTGTCATTTTGAGAACGTCTAAGGTGAGAGATAAGAATCATTCCGATACCTGTCTCCGCCACAAAAGAGCGAAGTTTGGTCATCACCAAATCAATGGTCTTTCGTTCATCTCCCATCGAATCAGCATTGCCGCTGAGCAGGATGGAAAGATGGTCAAGGATGATCCAACTAACACCCATTGACTTGACCATAAACCGTATGTCATTAAGAATTACATCTGGATCAACGGATCCAAATCCATCCCGAAGGAACACGAAACCAGATCCCACACTTGCATCAAATGCACTGCGGAAATCTTCATCTGATAGCTGGTTTGATATGTGCAAAGGGCTGTTGGCCTTTACACTCATCAGCCGTAGGGCAGTGCGTTGAACACTTTCTTCTAAAGCGATGTAGCCCACTTTGTAACCTTGATCAACTAGGGCTTGGGCTGTCTCCCCACATAGGGTTGATTTCCCCGCCCCTGATCCAGCCGTACAGCAGACCAGCTCGCCAAGTCGAAGACCACCAGTAACGGTATTAAGAGACTCAAAAGGCCAATTAGCATCCCTACCACTGGAAGGCTTAGATACCAAATCGAATAAATCTCTACCATCAATGATGGATTGTGGCGTGTATTGTTTCTTGTTATAGATTGCTTGGCGGATCGCATCCGGTTCCTTTGCTACTAATGCCTCATTGGCATCTTTATAGGGTGCAGTGTTGGCAATAAATACCCGATCTGCTGGGAACAAACTTGCACAGTCTTGTGCCGCCTGGACTCCAGCCGGATCGCCATCAAATAGGAGCACAATCTCTCCAAACCCAAGACACCAATTCAGTTGGGCCTCAAGAGCCTTCTTAGCTCCTGCAGCCCCATTCGGAACGGAGCATACGGGCCAGTTAGGGCGAGCCTGCCAAACTGACAAGGCATCAATCTCTCCCTCTGTAATAACAAGAGTCTTGCCACTACCAAAGAGATGCTGACCAAAGAGCTGCTTGTCTTGGTTCTTCCCTACCCAGGAGAATTGCTTGTCCTGTGTTCTTTCCTTATAAGCAATAAGATTACCCCCAACAGAGTAATAGGGAAAGCGCAGAACAGCACCATCATTAGTCTGATCGACTCGTACATTGAATTTACGACTGGTTTCAGGTGAGATAGACCGGAAGCGTTGAAACTCTCCCGTGAAGTTCATTAGTTTTGTGGGGGTGCGGTTGAGGCTTGTGATGATTTCCCCCTCGCCCCGGTCGTAGCTATTACATGAAAAACAAAAGCCCGATCCATTGGAGTACCGGGCTAGTGCATCTGAGCTACCACACTTGGGACAGGGTTCGTGTCTAACGAATTCGCTGTCTGATTCCATCACCCATCTTTAAGTTGATGGTGATATTCAGTTAGGCCTTCGGCAACCCCATCAACAATGTCCTCAGGTTCAAAACCCAAGTAATCCAAAAGCATTAAAAATGAGACTGAGAACTTACGAAGTTCATCAACGTCATTTACCTTGCTATAAGTCATTGGTACCAATCAGGTGGGATGTTGTTGGAAGAGCACCACTTGAACCCGTGCTTATCAGCCCAGGCTGCATAGGTTGTGGAGCTGTTTTTATTAAGCTTGTTATTAGGTGCCTGGAAGACAAAGCGAATGTCTCTGTCGGGGTTGGCATCCCGAACACATAACATCTTGCGTCTGTCCCCAGGCTTTAGATAACCCTTGGCCTCTAGGATGACGCCATTGGGGAGAATAAAGTCAGGACGATAAGTAGCTGTAACCGTGTAATCGAGCTTGAGAGTCTCGTACTCGAATGGAATGTTGTTTAGTTCAAACCATTGGGCCAGCCGCTCTTCAAGGCGACTGCGGTACATCAGAACTCGTAAGCATCTTCATCATCTTTGGGACGAACATCCCGAACATTGGGTTCGGATTGCTTAAACCCTGATGTAGATCCAAACAAGGCCGCCACATCGTCGGCAGTCATGTCCCCGGAATCGGCAACACCAGAGCCTGATATAAGTTCAAGTACCTGGGCTCCTTTGACTTTCAACGAAACTCCCACCTTGTTACCAAAGTGATACGGTTTCAAATCAATGATGAGACGAACCTTTGTGCCTTTACGAATGTCCGTATCTAGATCCAGTTCCTTACCCTCGGTGTCAACCCAAGGGAACATGGGAGACTTGGATTCACCACCGTAAGAAACCTTAACCATTCCCTCTTCATCCCATTTTGGGAGTTCACGGGAAACCCTCTTACCAGCAGCTTTGGACTCTGCCCATTTCAGGCCAGATTCAAAACTCTCATCAAAGGCAGGCAGTTCAGATTTGGGGATCTTGAAGCCAATGGTGCAGTTGTTGTACTGCCCAGCAGGTTTGAGAGCATTGATGTAGCCCTCAAGGGTTGTGGTGATAACGAAGCGGTTTGCCATAGCAAAGTGATTAGCAGAAAAAATAGGTGCTGTCCCGGACGGTCTCCAGGTCCAGTGTTTCTTTGATCAGCCCATCGGGTACCTCAGAGCCCTGGTTCTTTGCCCATTCGCAAAGGATCGGGTTGTTATACAACTCAATGAATTGATCTCTAATTAAAACTCCAAGCTCATTGTGATCACAGGATCGAGCTAATACACAATCGTGAATGACTGTGAAAGGACGTTCCCATTCGGCAAACGTCATGTGGAGTAAGCAGGCATCTAAGGAATGCACAAGGTTGGGTGCAGATGCAGATACGTGGTGTTTAAGGTCAGGTTCCTTATCACCAACAGCCAAAGATGTTTTGAGGATTGACCCCATCAATTGGGTTTCAACCCGGATAACCTCTGGTTTGCGAAGGTCTTGGACAACCGTAAACCCAGATGGCACAGTCCAAGTGAGATGGTCCTTACCACTGCGGATTGCCTGATCAGCAACCTTCTGGATGAACTCCATACATTCCACAGGCCCAGGAAAGACCTTGCGGATTGCGTGGTCATAAACAGCAGTGGTGATCTCACCAAGAACTCCAGGGATAGAAAGATCCCGGCCATCTTTATGCAGTTGATCCCGAATGTAACCACGGGCTGAATGCCGGGTAAGTCCATAAGGCAAACACATGGTTGGCCTCTTGGTGACTTTGCGGCTCATCCACGCCTGCAATTCAGGAGTGAGCTTTTCCTTTGCTGTCTCAGCAACAGCAAGGTAACCATCCGAAGGCTTGCGGGTGGGTGTGACATTCACCATCTCAGCAGCAGCAGCATCCAGCGTTAAGGCTGAAAGGTGCTGAATTCCTGAGGCGGTAGCATCGACGCCAATAGGCAGGCCTGAGGTGGTCTTGGTTTTAGAAATACAGCAGGCTTGATATTCGATAGCCGCTGCACAAAAAGTCCAAGGTTCCTCGGCTGCTTCCCACAACGGGATGCTGCCAATGGGATCTGCCGAAATGGCCTGGATCATCTCCAGATTGTTGCGGGTCCAGTCCACTCGGTCTTGCATCGAAGCTTTATCCAGCCCGTAGGCCGTGGCGCAGTGGAAGGCCAGCCACCATTCATCCACGGGGCCCTCTTCATGGAAGTAGAACAGGCTTTTATCAAAGTCTGTCCCCTGAATGGTCATCCCCGAGTTTTGGATGGGATACATCCTCCCCCGATAGTCAAAGTTCCAACACAGCCACAGCAATTCACCGGCATACTTGTTCGCTACAAAGAGCGTCTCAGTGGTCCTGTAATTGCGCTGTGAGAGGCCTGCGTTGTAATCGTGGATGGAGGTAGCCTCACGCTTGTAGGACCAGATCTCGTCCTCTGTAGCACCCTCTGTGGGCTTTGCAGGTAGGGGCATCAAATCCTCAGAGTGAAATGAACCCACACTGATGCGTTTGGTTTGGCAGTGATTCGCCACCTCCAAGATGGTGGGATGGACCCGGTAACACACCCGTTGAAGGTTGTTCAACGTGGTCAGGGCTTTTGTCCCTTCGCAGAATGTCTGGTAAATGGGGTAATTGCTGACCCTGACTAGCTTATGGCGGTTTTTCAGCTCATTCATGATGAACCCACCGCTGTAGTCCAACTTGCCGCTCCAGTCGTTGGGAGGACACAGCATCGGCCAGGCGCAATAGGCCAACTTGCTTGCCATCTCCAAAATCCCCTCAACGTGCGTCAAGAACTCAGGTTCAAAGACCACCAACACCTGACGGCGGTGTTTACTGCGGGTGATGTGCTTGGCAGAAGCCCACCCCGTAGCCCGACAAAAGCAATCCAACAGCCACGCCCCCACCCGATGCCGAGCTTTGGCGGGCCAGGTCTTCCATTTGATGCCTTTCCTGTTCATTGTCAATTTGAATCGGGTTGCCTTCTGGCGGGTGCCAGTGGTGTGCCGAAAGTCTTTGACAATGCTGGTAAACAATCCCCGGTTGACTCGTTCTAGATAATCAATCCTGAGTTGCTCCTGAACACTCTCCCCAATCTGCATACACAATTTGGTATGTTCAGGGTTACGATCTTTACCAAAACGATCTAGGCAACATTTGATGGTGATGAGAGCTAAGACAAAAGGATCACCATCTTTAATCATATCCACGTAGA